TTTCTAACTTAATAAATAGAACCATCGTCATTGCTATTTGTAGAAGTATCATCTACATCAGCAAAAATATCAATCTTCTTAGAGTTCTGTTCTGCGAGAACCTTTGCCTTTTCAGTTTCAGAAGCAATAGTAGCCTTGCCGATACCTTCGTAAATCTTAGCAGTGATAGAATTGATTTCAGACTTAATAGGGTCAGCATTAAATGCTTCGATTTCAGCCTTTGCATACTCCTTCTGTTCATCTGTAAAATTAGCAAGAGCAGCATTCATTTCAGCAAGTCTCTTCTCTGCCTTCAATGTACCAAGTTCTTTTTCAAGAGCATCTCTTTCCGCATAAAAACCTTCTCTTTCAGTTTCCATATCCTGAATTGCCTTCTGAAGCTTCTCTATTTTATCAGACAGGTCATTATTTTCGTTTGTCTTAATTTCGAGAGCAGAATTAAGCTCAGTAATCTTTGACTCAAACTCCTCATTCTTACTATTACACTCAGAAATAGTAGCCTTAATGGAATCTGTAATCATACCAAGTGTTTTTTCGTCCATCGTTATGATTTCCTCCTCATTTTTATTATTTTTATTATTCAATTCAAGCAGTGAAGCTGTATGATCTGATGGCTGAACACCACAGCCAAGGAGAGCATATCCAGAAAATTCAAATTCAGTTGGTATTCTACCAATATCTTTATATCCATACAAGTAAACCAACGCAGGATTATTTTCTGTTCTTACAATTTCCACACTACCATAAATTGTTTCGTTATTAGACAGCTTTTCAGATAAAAGGTCAATACAATCAGAATATCTCATATAGTCTAATGTGCCTTCGCCTACAAAAACTTTTTTAGTTTCTCCGTCATCATCTGTAACTTCGTCCATATAAGCCTTATCAAAATGACCTATCGTAGTGGCATTACTAAGTAGGGGAACACCATCTTTATATTCTCCTGTTTCGCCGTGACCAAGAATATCTGTTTTGCTATCATCTGTAAATTCAACAGTAACACTTGAACCGATAAGAGTATCCTTTACATTTTCAACATATTCATCTATCCAAGTGATACCATTATCATTATATTTTGTGCCTGTTTCATTAACAATACAGGATTTATCATAAATTTCAGCAAGAATAAGTTTAAATCTCTTATAGCCTGTCTTTTTTTCCTGTTTATTGTTAATTTCAAAAAGTTTCATTATAAATCACCACCTTTCCATCAACTTGTACTCGGTTTAGGCTGATTATTTGTGTCATTTCCTTGTGATATTAAAGTGTTATCATTGGTTGCGTTTTCAACATTGGGTCTTCCACCCTTATCTTCTTCGTTTGAAATACCATCTCCTGATGAATTATAAGATGTTGGATGAGGGGTGTACTTATCATCCCATTTTTCTGACTTTTCCATATCCATAAGTGATAGATAAGCATTTAAATCCCAGCCAACAGATGAAATCCAAGCAGACTTGCTACCACTACCAGACATATAGAGTTCTTTATTCAAAGCAACAAATTTGTCTCTATTTACAAGACTTGTGGGTAAATAATAAATACTAATTTCATTATTTTTGTCTTTCACTATATTTTTGTTAATAACATAAGACAATTCATCTGCTATTTCAGTAACCCAAGTATAAATTTTGCTAAACAGAAGCTCAAGACTAAGCTGTTGAGATGAATAATTTCCACTTTCACCATCCAAAAGACCTAATGCAAAACCTAAACCCATTGCAATATTTGAATTAAGTTTAGGTTCAATTTCTTCATTCAGAATATCAACACTTGTATCAACAGAATCAATCTTTGTACCAGCAGCAACCGTAAAGAACGATGTTCCTCCACGATTATTTTTTGTCATTACTGCACTTTTAACTGTGTTATGCTGATTTTCCTGCTGGTCTTTTGTAAGACTACATCTACCCTTTTCGCCCTCTGGCAACGTCTGATAAATAATTTTATTGTTCACTTCACCAAGAACACTTCTTTTTGTAGTAGTAAGATAGTCATTGTAAAAAATATCAATTAAAGCAGAAATTGTTATAGGTCTCCCATAGGGTTCACGTTTATCACTTTTGATTTTATGTACAACTGTTTTATTATTATCTAAAACAATCCAGTTACCAACAGTTTTACCATTATTCCATTTTTCATATCCATTACGAATTTCAAAAGGATAACACTTTAACCTATTTGTTTTCTTCTTATTAGTGAATTGATTGAAATAATCCAAATTAAAAGCAATAACAGGTCGATTATTCTTATAACCTCTTATTTTTACATAGTCTACTGGAAGTGGAATCATAGCTACCGAGACATCAGAATTGTTCAACTCCATAATGCTTGTAATTTCATAATCTGAAACATATTTTGTATTATCAGGACTTTGTGCTTGAATATCAAAGTAATAATAGCAAGCTCCATCAAGACAATCCCTAAATAAAAAGTCTCGTATGATATTCTTGTCGTGAATATCACATAAAATACTTTCTACCTTTTGCTTATTATCTTTGACTTTCTTTTTGCTTTTACCAGTTGAAGTAAGTATGTGTGAAAGGCAGGGGAGAGATACTATATAATCAACTGCATTTGACACAATAGGATTTGTATTATATACTCTACGACTAAGTTTTCTTATTTGCTCATTATTTGTAATAGGATCGGATAGTATATCTTTGATTTGTTCAGGAGTATAACAAGAAAATAAATCGAAATTCATATTTGCATATACAATATTATTCCATTGTGAATTATATTCATAAGAGGGTTCTTTGTTTTCTATATCACTCATAATTTCACCGCCTTTCTATTATTTTTAGATACTTAGTTTATGAAAGTTGCATAATCATAATCAGAATTATCTATCTCTTGAGCAAATTTGTTTATATACCATAACATATAAATCATAGCAGATACTCGGTCTTTATCTATTTTTTTTACAACCTTATCAATAGTAATTCCACCATTATTAAGGTGCTTCATTTTTAGATTAGCTGCTTCTTCTATAAAGGCATCAGTTTCCATAAACGGTCTGACATTATCGTCAAATTTATCCCATTCGCTATCTTCAAAATCACAATCCTGACGTTTTTCAAGAAGTTTTAATTTTCCACTATCTACCATATCTATAAATATTGTTACTATTTCACTCTGACAACTTTGTGCTTTGAGGTTATATAATACTTTTGGAGAATTAGGTATTTCTGGTGTGTTATCATCGTTCATTGTATCCCAACAACCTATGCTTTCTTCTGTTATAGGGTCAAACGATTCCTTCAACAACTCATCAATTAAACCTGCACCAAGACCATTACCATCTACAACAACAGCTTTGGCATTGTACTTTTTGAATATCTGTTTTACTTTAATTGCTTGTGCTGTGAAGTTTAATATATTAGGAATTTTAATAATATTTACAACATCAATAGATACAATTCTACTTTTATCAGCACTTCTTCTCACTTTACCAACAACAACAGACGATTGGTTATTTGATGTTTTCTGACTTCGTGCTACGTCAACTCCAAGATAATATTCATCTGTTTCGTTCTTTGATTCTATCACTGCTTCCGTAAGAGTACGACAATTCATCAATCTATTTATATTTACTAATGCTCCATCAGAGCAACCAACCCATTCTTGTTCATAGTTTTGTGCAAAAGCAACAACTGATGAATTTTTCTTTTTTGAAAGTATTTTACTTTTGTTACTACCTCTTCCATACCAACACGGAAGTTGCCAGTTACTTCCAAGAACAATTTTCCCCTTCAAATTTTCCATATCATCAATCATAGTAATACTACGTTGATATTCGTCAGAACCTCTAAATCCTGCTGTTGTGAAAAAATGAATTTGCTGATTTAACTCCATAGGGTCAACGATTGCCAGTTTTCCAACTGTAAGTCTGGGAACTTCAACAACAGGTTCAAGTGCATCTTGAAATAATACATTATTCAATAAAGCTGACTCCTCTATCTTTAAACGTCTACGTCGTTGTCCTTTAGTAGACTGAGCGTTAGCAATAGCATCAATAGTTGAACCATTCTTAAATTCAATAAATGCGTTACCTTTAGAAAACTTGGGGTCATCTTGAAGTTCATTTTTTAATAATGGATATAATTTTGATATTTCATTCCATTTTGCTTTAAGCAAATCAGCAGCGTTCTCTTTTGTCTGTGCCGACAATGCTAATTCAATGTTAGGGAAAAGCATAGCTACAACAACCATTGATAAAACCTCATCAAATGTTTTACCATAACCACGAGAAAATACCCCATACATACTCATAAATCTTACATCACAACGCAAAAAAATTCGTTGATCTAAATGTAGATTTATACCGCCTGTTTCGGGCTTCATTAAGTCCAAAAGTAAATCAGGATAGAATTTTGCCCAACTTATAAAATTATAATAGTTATGAAGATTTTTACCAAAGATACTATCACTATTTTTTTCAAACTCTTTTATTCTCTGCTCATTCATTCGTCATCACCGTTTTTATAATCCTTTGGTAATTTTATAAATGTTTCAACAGAAGGTCTGTTTTTTTTAGAGGTATCATCCGTAAAAATCCCATAGGGGTCTCCATATTGAGATAAATAATCATCTTTCATCTTATCATAAAAAGCATATACATCTTTATATTCGCACAATGGAAGCCCTTTAAGCCTACGGCAATAGTTAATATAACACCAAATAATAAAATCTGGTGCATCATTGGGCTGGTATCTAAATCTTGGTAAGATTTCAACAATATCTACTGCTTGCTCACAAGCTTTGGATATTTCGGAGATACAAGTTACACCACCTTGTAAATCAGCTTGTGTGAGTTGTTTGGGTGTAAGTTTTGCTTTATCGGCAGCTTCTTGTGCTGCTTTGTTCCATTTGTCCGCAGATCCTACGTCCCCTTGTGCAGTGGCTTCCTCTTCTTTTACTTTAAAACGTACATATGTAGCGAGTGCTTCTTCGTGCAAATTTGTTTGTATAGAATAATTTTCTTTGAGTTTGTTGAACTTTTTAACCATTTTTCTATACTGCGTTTTTGTATATCCATCACCAAACAAATCTAAAACATCATCGGTTACTACAAAGTCATCGACTTGCTTTACATACACTTCCTCATTCTTATTAACGGTCTTACTGGTTGTTGTAACTGCCGAAGAAACAGTTTTACCTTGAGATAAAAGATTTATAGAATCGAGAAATCCCAATTTTGAGTATTGCGGTAAAGTTCCTATATTTTTAAAATAACACCCTATAATATCAGTTCTACCTTTTCCAAGTTCAACCGATTTTTGTACTTCTTTTATAGCAGAGTCCAAAGCTTCTGGAACATAAGGCTTATCCATCAACATTAACTTCTGTTTAAACATTTCAACGTTTATAGTTCCATCTGAATTGCAAGACCCTGTTTTAATACAATTTTTACAAATATCGTAAGTTTTACCATCGCTTGAAACAGATGATATTTTGGAGGGCGATGATGAACTCACAACGTAGAATTGTGATAAATTTTTTTCTTTTCCACATTCTCGACATACTTTTTTTCCAACAGGTGCTTTAGCTCGTTTTTTTTGTGGCATTATCCCACCTCCAATTTTTATTAATTTGGTCATCCTTAATTCCTAACACGGAACTTCAGATATTAATAAAAGCACCATTTTGTGATGAATGGTGCTTTGCAGATTTTAGACGGCTTCTGTAACCCCTATATACAACTGCTTTAGGTGCAGTAACCTTTGCGGTTTTTAGTAGTATCCTTCTACAATGGAATAGGTTTATTGTCTCTATTCCAACATTTCGTTTTATATTGTGTGGGTAAATCGCTATGTATTTTAATGTGTCTGCTGTGAGACGAGGTTATCCTTCAAATCCAAACATATCATTTATGACATCTTCATCTTTGTTCTTTAAGTATCCTTGGGTTGTTCCTACGTCTGTATGATGTGCCACTACTCGGACGTGATCTAAATCAAATACCTTATTAGTTCCATCTGGATTTTTAAGCCTTTCATCCTGACCGGTAGATAAACACTCCAAACGAGAATGTCTTATACTATGTGGAAATATATTAACTTCTTCACCACGAATTTCAGACAATATCTTTGAGCATTTTAATATACGATTGTAAAGGGCATCTTTGGTCACTTCCACCTTATTCTTACCGTGTCCGTTAATCCAAAGGCTTTCAATATCATCATCTCCACGTTCTTCAAGATATTGACGTATTAACTCCTTAGTGTCATTTAGATAAACAAGAGGAAATGTCTTACCACGCTTTCCTTTAACGATATTTGTCTTGTTTCCATCAAGTAATCCTGTTTTCTTAACTTGGTATATTTCATTTCTTCTGCCAGCAGAATCATAACTTAAACTCCATAAAACTGCTGTCTGTAAATCACCCATTTCAACAAGCTTATCTCTAACTGCGATAAATTCTTTAAACGTAAAGAAAAAATCGTTATCATTAGTTTTAACTCGTTCCCTCGGAAGACCTTTTACCTTTTTAGCATAATTGACATCATAATTGTATTCATCATCCTCTTCGCAGTAAGTAAGCATACTGTTTACGGTTGCTTTAAGCCTATTTACTCTATTTGCCGACATATTACAATCTTCAGAAAGCCAAATACTCATATTTCTGAAATCTTTTTTGCTCATTTCAAGAATAGATTTATTTTTATGGTGAAGTAATACATAAATTAAAATAAACCTTCCATCTTGAAAATAAGCTTCAATCGTAGAATTAGCTTTCTTTTGCTGTCTATATTCAGCAAGAAAATCTTCAAGTATAGCTTTATTTTCGGGATTTACTTGTTCCCAAAGTTCAGGAGTATAAACCCTATTATAAACACCTCTACTACGAGCCAATTTCATCCCGTCCTTTCCAACTTTTAAATAATTATTTTACTAACAGAGAAAAATAATTCTCACAATTATGTTTACAATAAGACCTTCGCCTTACCTCCATTATCTTCTTCAATTTTCAGCCACCAAGACGATAAGGCTGAACTATAGGTAGCGACCCCATAGTTTCTTACCGTAGATTATTCTCAAAGCTTGTGTGTAATTGGTTATACACAAATTTCACCAGTCATTCAGCATTTGAAATTTTTTTAATACATTACAAAGAAAAGATTTGTTTTCAATACTGTCATATGGCTACTTTTACCAGCGACTTACCTTATAGCCTGATTTCTCAAGCATCAAAACAGACTGTGTTAATTTGGATTACCTTAGGGACTTTGCGATTCCACTCGTTAGTATAAGGCTTATTCTCCACAGGAGCGTCTATTGCCACAGCGATAAGTTCCGTACCTTTTGAAGCGATAACTCTTAGCACCACGACTAAATTTGAGAATTTTTCTCTTATCTTGCATACTTCCATAATGCAAAGTTGACTTGCTTATAAAACTATCATTCCATAAACATTCATTATAATCGTGTCCCGAAAGGTTGACAACCGTTTTCATCGGGGTTATTGCAAACATAATTCTGATAATTATTTTCTCAGAACCATTATGGTAGGGT